CCCTAGCACTGGAAACAAACGGGGTAATTGTTACTGTGTCTGTAGACAAATATCCATTATAAGCAGTCCAACCAGAAAAACCATACTCAAAGTCTGGATTAGTTAGGTAGTTTTCTTTTTCTCCTACAAGAGATACGTGAATACGACGGGCATCCTGATACTCAAAGCTTTTTGATGCCTCTGCAAACTGCAGCATGTCAATATAAAAATTGCTTGCTGAGCCAGAAGATGGGGTAACAAGTATTTGAGGTAGAGCAAAAGCTGCATTAGTTGGTGCAGCAGTTCCATTTCTTCCAGAAGAAGATAGGGAGGTAAACTCTTTCCAACCACTATTAATGGTAGTCGTATTAGCCCCAGCGCTTGTTGTACTTAGGAGCACACCGGTACGGTCATACCACTTAATAGTTGTAGAGACAGTTCCTCCGTTTGTTGCGTGCCGAACCCAACCGCTAAACACGTAGCGTGTCCCAGCCGTTACAGGTATTCCATGCAATCCCGGGGCAGTGCTGTTCTGTGAAAGAGTTACCGGAGTTGTGCTTGCAGTGCTTAGCTTTGCCAAGCCTACAGATCGAATAGGGTATAGTGGGTCGTACAATACGTTTGTTGTAGTAGGTCCACTAAGGCTTTCTGTGGTGTATGTTGTCCAGGAAAAGGTTCCGCTAGATGCGGTCCATTGACCTAAAGACTCTTCAAACGAAGCATCGTTATAATCTAACATTAAGTTGTGGCCAACGTACACGTTTGCACCTAGGTGAGTCAAAGCTGTTGTATAAGTCTTAAGTGCAAGAGAAGTTCCTTTATGGGCATTTACAATGTTAGCCACATTTGATAGAGAGCGGTTATATGCATCTCCTAGTGCAGCCTCATAAAAGACACCGTAAGATGGTCCTCGTAAATCTAGGATCGCACTTGGTGTAAAGATCGGGTTCCATGAATTGCCAAGAATAGACGCTTCTGTTCTGAACTTATCATAGACAAAAGCCATAGCACCCAAGATAGTTACTAGGGTGTTGCTATTTGGCTCACCCAAAGCATCGCCAGTACCTTCAACGGAGTTTACCCAAGCTTTTGGGAACCAGCTAGTCATGTTGGCTAGAGAATCTTTATTACTTACAAGTACTGTATAGGCATCTCCACAGAAAATCCAACGGCTACCGTTAAAAAGCCAAATAGAATAACTAGCTTCAATGTCTGTAGTCTGAACATCCACATCTGTGTAGCTTGTAGAAAACGCAGACCAAGGACCACCGGCAACAGTTATGCCATCTAAAGGATCGTCTAGCGTTCCTTGATAGCTCTTGACTAGTTTCCAATGTGTAGGGGCGGGATCACTTGGGTCTGGAACAATAGTTCCCCAGCTTACAATAGTTGTATTGTAATCATATGCCCAGGCCATAATCTTGGAGTTGTAGTAGACACTGATAGTTGATGTCTGACCATACTTAAACCCAGAACCGTAAAGTTTGACTCCATACTTAGCCATTAACTAATGCCTCCTGTAGGTGTAATAACTAGGGTAGATGCTGTAAGGTACGGGATGCTAGTATTGTCAAGAACAATATTAGCTACGCCTGCACCATTATCTGTATTGATCTTTGTAAACGATGCGTAAAGAACACCCGGTACATTTTGGATTGCTGTTGTGACTGACGACACAGAGATTGTCCGTGCAAAAGTATTGTTGTCATATTGGAACAATCCGCCGTCTCCTAGCATAGCCTGGTATACCCCAAGCTTTACATCAGAGTTTTTATACGCAGGGTCTACCTGAACATTTGCAGAAATATATACTGGCACATACACAGGTGGTTGAACAGTTACTGTAGTTCCAATCATAATCTTATCTGCTAGATAAGCAGACACCGCCTTTGATAGGGCTGTCCATGAAGCTGTTGGGGTTGCTGAAATTGCCAAACCGCCACCAACGTATGGGGTAGTTGTAGTGCTGGCTATGCTAAAAGTACTTGTAGCTGGGACTGCGGTAATCGTGGCATATGAGGTGTTATAGACTGATGGGTTGATTCCTGAGATAGCTACAACATCGCCTACTGAAAAACCATGGTCAGTATCTGTGGCAAATGTGACTACAGTACCGGTTGTTGCAATACCTACAATAGAGCTTTGTGGGTAGCCAGGTGCCGCACTGCCATCATTTTGTGGCTGTACATATAGGTTTACTGAAGAGTAGGTAGATGAGTTAACGCTTGCCTTTCCCACCATAGATACTAAGGTAGCTAGCTTTGCATAATCATCTAGAGTTACTGCACGGCGGCGTGTAATAACTGCTGCCTTAATCTTTTTCTTAAGTTGAGTAATGCTGTCAGCATCAGCTCCACCAGTAGATGGTAAGCTGTTTGTAACAGTAAGGTATGTTGTGGCTGCTGGATCAACGTTGCCTGGGATAAAGGTAAGTTCAGTAATGCTCAAAGACTTAATGTTTCCGGCAGCACCAGCACTAGTCTTATAAAGACAGCTGATAAGCTGGCCGCTAGGTGGAATTGCGCCGTTAACTCCGTCACCAAATACGATGTTGACTGTGCCATCTTCATTGATTTGGGTGGTGAATACGTTGTCAGTAGGGGATGCCTCAAGAAGAGTATCTTGATAGGTCCAGTTACCGAAGGCAACTCCTTGACCTACGTAGACATTTACTGAGCTATCAATAACTCCAACGTCAACAATAGTAAAGACTTGGTTTGCAAGGCCGCTAGAACTACCTAGGTTAGCTGGGAGAGGCTTGTTATAGGTGTGGTCAATTAAGTCAGGACGGTCTGTATTGACTGTCTTTCCTTCAGTTACTGGTAGCTTGATGCTGGCATTTGGGGCAAGAGCTGTAGCTGAAGACGTGGTCTCAAAGAACACCTGAGCATATGGACCAAAAGATAGTGGTGCCATTACCTGAGTACCAATAGGGATATCTATGTTGTTGGTACTTACGTTGGTAAACGTAACCGTTGTGGTGGCAGGGGTAGGTCCAGAAGGCTTGTAGTCATATAGGTTGGCTAAGGACAAAAGCGTACTGCGCTGGATAGCGGTATCAATAGTTGTCTCGTTAGCAATACGGTCTAGGTAGTGAGACATGACATCGCCCATATAGGAGAATGCTTCAACCAATACATGGCCAAGATCTGAGTAATCAGTTGGGTTCCAGTTGGTATTGGTACGTGCTGAGATCAGAGAAATAAGGTCGGACTTAAGTGCCGCAAAATCTCGTGATGTATAGTCAATTTGCATTTCTACCTCTTTAGCCTAGTGTTCCATTGTAGTTAAAAGTGCCAGAGTTAATAACTAGGTTGCTAGTAGTATTATCAGGCAAAGTCAAAATAATATTAACGTTCTCAATTCCGTCATAATTATTGTTAGTAATAATAACATTGTTGATAGTAATCTCAGGCAACCACCTGGCTACAGCTGCACGGATAGCCTGAGGAATAGCCTTACGAGCATTGTTGTCGTTCTCAAACAAGGCGCTAGACCAGTCAACCCCATAGGTTGGAAGTAGTGGCCTCTGCCCAAGATTTGTAGACAAAAGGGTGATTACCTTGTCCAAGTATATCTTAGTTGCATCCGCAGTAGAGGTTACTACTCCAGATGAATCAAGGGTATATGGGTAGCTGATGCTTAGACTCATAGTTGAACTCCTATCCAAACAGGGTACGAAAGATCTCCGGCCTCAAACATTACCCAAACATTGTCCCCTACATTTGGGACTATGGGTAAAGTCTGTCCGCTTTTAACAGCCACGTTAAGGGCTGGAATAGAGTGGGTATGGGCAGTGCCGCCGCTAGCGCTGCCTGTAGTACTTGAACTTGTAGTCAGTGTTCCGGCTATCTGAGCAGCCGTGTGTGTCATTGGTACGCAGGCTTTTGCCCAGTTAGTTACTTCGGTACCAGTAATCTGAGGCACAACTACTTTAATCTGAGACCTGTTTAGAGGATCAGAGTTGCTAATTACTTTAGCTGAGTAGATGCCATAAAATCTTGGGCGATCCTGTGGGTCAAAACCATACTGGGTAGACTTCATAGTAATACCTTACCATTACTTTTAGCTGTCCACTGAACGGTCTTTTTAACCCCAGAGATATTTGGTGGGGCATCCTTATACGAGGTTGCTCCGTTAATCTTTGGAATACTAACTGCCGTAGTTCTGTTGACTGCAGTTTTTGATGCTACACCGTAAGAAGGCTGCAGGCTAGAGGCGTTAACAGATAGTGAGTATTCTGTAAGCTTGGCATCAGAAGAGGTAAGGGACTGACCGGCTAGATCACTCTGGATATCTCTAAGATCTGAGTTCGTACTAGCAGCCGGGTTAACGTCCCCAATGACATCCGTACCTACTTCTAGCTCTAACATGTAGTTAGCTGGGCGTCCACCAAATACATGCTTTACTGATAGTACCGTCCAGTACCCAGACATTCCATTAGGAAGACCGTCTAAATAGATAGGGTCATATGGACGAAGAGATGCTGTTCCGACAATAACTACATGGGCTCTATGCTGATAGCGATGGGTATTGCTATAGGCATCTGAGATATGCTTAGACTCAGTAAGGTTAGCCGTAACTTCATGTACGTGAAACTGCTTAAAGACAGCCTTTGAATTAGTCGAGGTGTTATTAGAAAAGTTACTCATGATAGGAAGTATTTCTTATTAGGAATAACAACGCCAGGATTGGTTGGGTGTGCAGGTGTATGTGGGTGAGTTGCTTGAACAACCTTGTTATTTTTAGTATCAACACCTGCAAGAACTCGGTCTACTCGAATACCCATTTCAGGAGCTTGATCAGAAATAACTGGGTCAAAGCTAATAATTGTTCCGGTGACACGAAGTTCTTTAGGTACTACACCAGTAACTTCATGATCTACATATTTAAAATATGAGGCTGATTTCTTTTTATTCTCATAGATCTTATCTTTAGATACAAAAAAGATTGTGGTATTTTCGCAGCGCAAAGCAAAGCCGGTCTGCTTAGCAAGACTTCGGCATAGCTGCCAGTCGCTTTGTCCTGCCTGAACAATGGCGTTTCGTACTCGAGCATCTCGCTGAGTTACGGCTTCCATACCATGTTTTTTAGCAATCTGAGATACCACTTGATCGGCTGTCGTATTCTTATGAATCTTTTGATCTGTGTCCTTTAATACCCATGAAGCACCTACACAGATGACGTCAGTATTGCCGCCCTGGTAGCTATTCTTTTGAGAGACATTGTAGATATAGCCGTGCCAGGTAGAGGTTACTTTACCCGATCTAAAGGTAAAAATAACCGGGTCTCCAGATACAAGGGCGTTTCTCTTTAAAAGAGGCTTACCTTTAAAGTGAAGAACTAGGCGGTCATGGTCCTCAGGGCTTTGGTATAGCTCTGCACCAGCAAGGATAATATCCATATCTGGGGCCTTAACAAACTCAACAGAGAATGAACTATCTTTAGCGGTAGAGTTCCATACAAAATGCTTTTGGGCTGGGGAGTCATTAATTTCCATACGGAACCCTCAGCACTGTTCCAGGCAGAATGTTAAATGGGTCAGAAATTTCTGGGTTGATATCCATAATTTCCCACCAATATTTTGCCCCAACACCATAATACTCAGAAAGTTTTGGGAGGCTGTCCCCATCTTTCCAGGTATAGCTAATGTAGTTAATAGCTTGGCTATCAGGAAATTTTCTAAATACGGAAATAATGTATTGGTCTGTGTACTTATGCTGGGTCTGGGCTAAAGGTCCATCATAGTATCTAGATACTCTTTCGATCATATGTCCTCATCACGATGTAGTAGTTGGGGTACCGATAAGGTTACCAGATAGCTTATTTTGTAGGTCAGCTCGGCTGTATCCTCCGGCAGCCGTACCATTCCAAAGAGCAGGGATACGAGAGAAGTGGATAGTTACGGTTGTTAAGATTGGGACCATATTAAGGTCAAACATAACATGGTTAACATCCAAACTAGATACAGAGCCGTAGTACCTAAGGTTATCATTAAGCACTAGCCAGCATGGAGTAGCGGTAGTGTACCCAAAGTCTGCAGTTAAGCCCTGATAGTCTTGGCTAAAAAGCAGCGGCTTTGATGTGGGGTCACCATTCAGAACACGATAAATAAACTCAATGTCGTATTCCGTGCCACGGTTTAAAAGACCGGCTTTTTCTTCTGGATATAAGGCTCGACCGTAAGCAAAGGACTCAGAGATATTTATTCTAGAGTTGCCATTAGCCAAGCTATGTAGATAAGCCATATCTGGGATTCTATTGATATATAGCTGGAAGGATACGTCTTGATTTCCAGCTAAAAGGGTTGCAGGATCTTTTGCACCAAACGTAAAGTCTACAGAGTTATTTGAACTTGTCTGGTATCCAAATGTAGTGGGGTTATACATAAACCTAAATCCCCATTGTTTTGGGCCTTTAATGGCATCAATAGACTTAAGCTTATCTGGGTTAGTATTTAAAGTCTGTGCCCCAGAAGCATCTTGAAATAGCCGGCCATTTTGTAGACTAGTAAAGTCTTTAATAGCTGCGCCGCTTTCAAGCAACGCCTGTGTAGCTAAAGCATTTAGGTCCGAGTTTATACCTTGATTTATTGAATCAGAAACATCGTTAGTTATAGAACGAAGTGTATAAGGAATGTCCCTACTATACCTGTGGGTAGGAGGATTCCATCGTTGGTCAGATGAAGCCGTAGTACTAGAGTTGTCGGTATTTGGCACTGAGTTATTGCCTCCACCGCCTCCTCCTCCCCCACCAGGGTTAGCACCTGATTGAGAAGAGCAATCGGCAACAAGTACTGCCTGCATTTTTTTTCTTACCGCTTTTAATTGAGAACCGACGTTATTATTTGTTAAGTTTCCTTTTACTGTTTCAGTAACTACTGATGATTTTTGTAACCCTGTGCCATTAGCTTTACATGTAACTGTAAAAAAGCTATAAGAAAAAACACCGTTAGAAGTAGCTTTTGTGGGGGTTATTGATAACCCGAACCAATCATTATTACACCTATCAAAAGCATAACTAAAGCTATTTCCTGAAATTTCAATAGCAGATTCTAAAGAAGGAGGTGTAGCAGAAGGTACAGGCTTAGCATCATATACTGTAAAACTTGGGTTTGCTCCAAGCAAAGTAGCATGTTGAATATTTGTGTTTGAATCTCCACCATATTTTGACAACAAATCTGTGGTGTTTATTTGAATATCCGCACTAAGAACAAAAGCCGGAGACAGAGTAAAGTTAGATTGTGTAGGGTTTAACCAAAAGCTAAATGTGGCCCCACCAGTAGGGTTACTAACTACTGTAGTATTAGGAATAGTAAATGCAGTAGTTACTCCATCCCCTGCATGGTATGTTTTTACTTTTGGATCAGTAGTACTAACTTTTCCTCTATAGGCTGCAAAACTAGCATGCACATTTGTTACGGCGTCATCACTTAGCCAATACCATGTAGTTGTAGAACCATCTACCTTTTTACAGTAAAATCGTACACGCCATTTAATTTGAAAACCTTTTTGAATGGTGTGTTTGATAACAGTTGTGTTTGTACTTTCAGTATGTAAAGGTATCCAATCAGGCATGTTAGAGTCAATTACCTCATCAAGAATTACTTGACCAACACCGCTAACTGATTCATCCGAGTCTTGGATCGTAGACCATTTTACATAGGTGTCTACAGTGTAGTAGTATGAAAATGTGGCAGCCATTACAATGACCTCGCAAGTGTGTCTAGAACGTTACTTGTTTTCAATCTGTCTCCAAATACCTTAACTAAGCGCTCTGCTTCTGCTACTGAACCCTGTTGAATATAGACCTTCATATTAACATTAATAACTGCAGATCTAGATCCGTTAGCGCCCATGCTATGCCCTACATTCATACCTTCAATAGGACCACCAACATCTTCATTAGGGCCAAGAGTACTTAGTGTCGAGCTTAAGCTTGGGCTAGATATATCAGCAGTGCCTGCTACTGCAGGATAGTTTGACTTCTTAACTACGGACATAGATTGTCCAGAGATAGCCTTAGGACCTATTGTAGGTGATGAATGACCATTGATTGGGGATGCAGGAGCACCGCTTAGGTACTGCGCTGGGTTAATCTTTACACCCTTATCATTAAGAAGTTCAAAGTGAAGGTGAGGTCCAGTAGAGTTACCTGCTCCTGGTGCACCAGCTTTACCACCAGATCGTCCAATGATATCTCCAGGGCGAACCTTTTGTCCTCTAGATACATTTATCTGGGACATGTGTGCGTAGCGTGACTTGGTTCCATCAGCGTGTTGAACTTCAACCCAGTTACCATAACCCATGGCTTCATTACCGATAGAGCTAATGTGTCCATTAGTAATTGCGGTAAGGGCACTTCCTACGGGTGTACCAAAGTCAATACCTTTATGGTCTGTAGATCCTTTACCACCTGGAGATGTGCGATGTCCAAATGGAGAGGTAATAGTTGTTCCTCTTGGAACAGGGCTAGCAAAAGACATTGGGTGTGATCCACCAGAAGCACCTGTACCTAAGTTACCGTGATCGGTAGGACCTCCTACAGATTCTGCCATAGCTAGCAGTTCTTCCCCCGTAGGGCCTTTAAAGAAAGATCCTAGTCTACCCAAAAGCGAAGGCCCACCACTTTTAGCCCCGCTTAAAAACTTACTCATCATCTTGTATTGAAGAACATTTGAACCTATGCCTAAAGCAGTACTGCCTACTTTAGAAACTGTTCCGCCCATACCACCGGCATTAGGAAATGTTTGAAGAATGCCTTTAAGAGTCATTAAACCTTGATTAACAGGTCCAAGAAGATTAGCCATTTTGCTATATGCATCATTAAGAGATGATGCGGTACGTAAACTAGAGTCATAGCCCCCAACTAAACCCTGCTCTGTTGATGCTAGCTTACTATTTTCGCTAGAGTTATACCGGAAGTTTGCACGAATAGGACTGCTTTGATCTACACCTAAAGTATTTAACATCTGGTTTGGGTCAGACATTTGTGATGCTGAAAGACCCTTACCGTTAGAAGCACGGGCCATAATACCTGACTGAAGAGTTTGCATCAGTGCAGTATCTCCACCGGTAATTTGCATAAGGGTTGAATATCCCTTGCTGCCAGGGTTCATTACAAGGGCAGCTTGTTCCTTTGTTACAGGACGACCACGATACAAGAAGTTATAAACTTCATTAATTAATTGATTAGGTGGACGAAGGTTTCCGTTGGAATCACGAACACGAATTCCGGCACGTAAAAAGCTCATACCATTCATGTTTGCCATACTTGAGGCAGCTTGTTCGTTGCTCATGCCGGTAATAGCACTAAGGCCACCAAGCTGACTCATAATGTTCTTTGAACTTAGAGAGTTAGCAGTATAACCGCTTGAATAAAGATTCATAGCAGCCATGGTTGGACCCATAGCGCTGGTAGCTCCACCGCCTACTTGACGGTTAGCTTGAAGAATAGCTTGGCGAGAACTCATGCCGCTGACACCAGCAAAGGTATCTGCACCCATACGCTGGGTTACTGCAGCCATAGTATCTGGAGCCATAGACATGGCGGTAGAACCTACAGCTGCAAGACCAAGACCTATGCCAACAGCTTTTTCTGTTTTGCTAAATGATCCTAAACCTAGACGTCCAGAACCTGGTTGATCTGACCCAATAGAGCCAGCAGTCTTCTTTATATCCTGAGAAGTATTTGCCCAGTTCTTAGAGATGCGGTCAACAACCTTTTCAACTTCTTTAAATAGCTTAAGAAGTTCTTTAGGCATGTCTTCAAAGGCAGAATCTTTCCCTACTGATGCAAAACCTTCTGGGGAATCTGAAGAGTTTACTAAGTTATTGCCTACTGATCCTGCCATTTACTCACCGCCTTACTCTATATAGTGCCTTATTTAACCAGTTCATTCGCTCTCTTGGACTAAGAGAACGTAACTCATTTAACGACCACCCCGGGTACTGTTGACTTAATAAGTCTTGTACCTCTAGTAGGGTTTCGTAATCAATCTCGCTATCGAAAGAGATCCGCCAACGTAAGTGGCAGCGGAACCTCCGACCCGCAAGACTGACATGTAGTTTTAATTTCGTTGAGTTGTGGACCTGGGTTGCGGTTTGTAATCTCCTGCAAGATGTCTCGGCGGTCCCTTATGCCTAAAGACCTTACGGTCTCTACGCTAATGACGGGGGCGCCGTTAATAGACTTGATGCAGTTCTTCAAAAGAATTGTATCTAACTCTGCGCTGGTTTTGTTGGTAGACGTTACAAATGCTTTCTGGGTAATACCAGTAGGCAGGGTAATGACAACCTCTCCAACCTTGCAGTTAACAGTAAATTCTCGGTCCCCATCAAGCTTCTTGAGTGGGACATCCTTGCTTAAATCAATTTCATAAATCTGTTCAAAATCACACTTAGGGCAGTTTGCTGGCCCAAGCTTTACCTCTGCACCAAAGGTTGCATTCCTAATAGCTAGGAGTAGCAGCTCTCGGTCTCCGGCATATAAAGCGTCTAAAAGCTCTGGAGTTGCCGGCTCATTTCCGATCTTTACTGTGGCACGCTCTAGGATGTTGAGAAGAGCCTTGCCTGGATCACTGATCTTAGAGACTGCTTCTTCATCTAAGCCAGTAAGTTCCCTAATCTCAGCTGTAGAGATTAGGCCTGTAAATGGGTCTAGCAACCCACCTAGTAGTTCAACGTCTGTACCAGGAGGTGGCGTAACTGGAGGCTTAGGGTTTCCAGTAGCCACTTCCTGGCCAGAGACGTTCATTGCTTCTGCGGCTAGCTTGTTAGCTAGGTCCGGATTTTGTCCCGCATTAATAGTCGTATCGTTAGCCATATCTTATTCCTTTTTAGTTTATTAGAGTGTGAATGGTGACGCAGAACCAGCTGCTGTGTAGTTAGTTCCGTAGTGTACGTCAAAGCCTTCATGAACAAAGGTCATTTCCTCCACCATAAGGGTGTTAGATCCTGCGTCAAGGTTGCTGTAGGCAAGTGAGCTAATCCAAGCATTATACACCTTGAAGCGAAGTGATGTGTGTTGCTTGTACGGATCAGTAGCCTGAGCTCCATCAGAACCGGTACCGGCCTGTGGATTTGGATGTGAGAGTACCTGAATCTCAAGGTTGCAACGGAAAGCCGCTCCAACGCCTGTGCTCAAGCTTGGGGTTAGTACAGTAAACAAACGCTTCATCCAGAGTGAGTTATCTGGCTGACCCAACATTACGCCCTTTGAGAGGCTGAGTGGGGTGAACGCAGACTGTCCTGGAATCTGGTGAACGTTGGTGTTGTAACCACCTTCACGGTAAGCGATTGGTTCTGTGGTAACGCTCAAGCCGGAAAGAGATACGAATCCCATCTGACCAAAGTTGCTACCCCAGTGACTATCCTTATCTCCATCAACTGGGCTAAAAGTTACTAGGAACTTAAAGTTACGTACTGGATCAGTTAATAGATTACTAAGTTGATTGGTTGTTGGTGATGCCATTTTCTATATCTCCTTTACGCTGATGCGTTTCCGGTTAGTTGTCCAAGCTTGATGACAACGAACTCTGCTGGGTATTCAAGAGCGACACCGACTACAACATTAACGATACCGGCTTGAATGTCGGTAAAGTCAGTAGTAGTATCATCGCAGTTCACGTAGAAAGCTTGGCTTGGATTTGAACCACGAAGGCCGCCTGCCTGCCAGTATGAAAGCAAGAAGGAGTTGATTGAGGTACGGATCTGTAGCCATAGACGTGAGTCGTTATTCTCAAATACTGCAAACTGTGTAAGGTTTGCGATCTGCTTCTCGATGTAGATCAAAGAGCGGCGGATATTGATATAACGATTGTCTGGGGTGTTATCCAGAGTACGTCCACCCATGATAACGATGTTAGCGCCTGGGATAGGACGGATAGCGTTGATTGGGTTTACGCCTGTGTTGAGGCTATCCAAGTCAGCGTTAGAGAATGCAAGCTCGGTAGAGACTGCAAGAGCAACCTTAGTGTTAAGACCGGCTGGAGTCTTTGCAGGACCACGAGATGCATCTGTAGCTAGGTATGTACCTACTACACCAGCGCCTGGAGCCTGTAGACGAGTAGCACCAATTGACTTGGTTGCGTCTGGGATGTTTACCCATGGGAAGTATGCAGCAGCAATGTTTCCAGTTGTTGAAGCAGAGAAGATAGCCTTTGTTGCGGCGATCTGAGCCTGTGCTGCAGAAACTGTCATTCCTGATGGAGTATCAATTACAGCAAAAGCATCTGGACGGCTAGCTGCATAAGTTACTGCATCGCCGTGAATCTGAGCTGTAAGAGTAGCTGTTGATGCGTATGGTGCATCAGGTGCGTAGACAACCAGTGGGTTAGGGATAACGTCAAAGGATGTCCAGGCTGTGCTGAGATCTGTACGAGCAACTGCAGCGCCGTCTGTACCACCGATTAGTGGGACCTGGCTCTGTAGAACTGCAGGTGTCTTTGTGTTATCAATACCAGCTGAAAGAATCTTAATAGAGCTTCCATTTGCTGAGTTGATTACTGAAAGAACATAGTTCTTATCTGTAGGCGACATGCTTAGGTCGTTATAGGTTTCTACCAAAGTATTGGTAGAAGTACCGTTTGTTGTTACAGCCTGGTAAACATTCAAGCCAAAGCGTGAGGCTGTTCCAGCTGCAACAATCTGAACTGAGTAGGCATTTCCCCAGATTCCTGGGTTAGAGCTGTTAATTGTGAATACCGGGTTTGAACCAGTTGTAGCCGTTGCTGTAGCAGAAGCTCCAGTAACAGCGGTACCTGTAGCGGCATTTGCAACTGTAAACTGGCTAGAGCTACGAGTAGCAATGATCACGTTTGAGAGGTTAAATGCTGCTGTAGATAGGCCAGTAATAGATACGGTCTGTCCTACAGTAAATGTATTAGTAGCTGTGTATGTTACAACTCCGCCTGTTGCAGATGCAGCAGTTACAGTAGCTGTAGTTGTGGTGCCTGAGCCATCATTGATAATGGTTGATGCAGCAGTAGCGCCTGAGCCTACTACACGCTTGACGTATAGGTCACGTCCACCATTAGCAAAAAAGTTATAGGCAGCCCATGTTGTTGGGTAGAGATCTGAAAGTCCACCGAAGGTGTTGGTAAAGTCGCTCCAGGTGCTTACTTTTACTGGGGAGACGATAGAGCCTTTAGGCAGTGCGCCTGCAAAAGCACCAACAGCACTGCTGGTATCTGCAATCGCAACTGCTTGTGGCAGTGCAACTTCTTGGACATAGACTCCGGGGCGACTAAATGTAGCCATTCGGGTTACTCCTTTAGGGTTAGGTTATTTTCTTAGTTTCGGTATTGTAATCAGTTTGTAGTGAATGGGGTGTTTTGACTATTAAGCGAGATGTTAGGGTCTTGGGTTACTTGATGTACTTCAGCAAGCTGGCTAGGGAATAGCTCAGAACTTACTCGGATATTGTAGACATTACTAAAGAGACGTTTTCCGCCCTCAGTCGTATCTCTTTTGGAGAACCCCAACATATCCACACGACGATTAGTACCGTCTTCTGGAATAGGAAGTTGACCAAACCTAAGTGGTAGTCTACCAGGAGAAAACAGCTGGGCCATGATCTGACGATCGTGACGGGGCTGACGAGACCAAGTAGATACCTGGTAGATCAAATCTACCGGGATAGGAAAATCTGTGGTGTAGCTTTTGGCGCTATCTGCACCTTCAGGGGTATAGGTTGTTTGAATGATGCCACGGTGGGCACGCTCTACATCCTCACGAACACCTACTAGATCTAAGGTGATATATGGGTAGCTCTGTGTACGAATATCTTTATCTGGTTGGCCGTAGTAGACCGCAACAGGCCTAGATGAGTTTCCGCCATCTGATACCGTCAAGCCTTGAAGCAAGGTCTTAAGGGCTGCGTCTTCATTAAGTAGAAATGGCATTATGCGTTTCCTAACATGAAGGTTCTCATAGCAGGCATGGGAGGTACGTGTTGAGTCCCGTACTCTAAGGTAAGAATTTGATCCTCTACTTCAGAGGGATACTTAATAGTGTGATTACCGTTTTCGTAATCAATGCGTAGGCTATCAGTAAGATCTGAAGGCCAACCATAGCTCTGGGCATGGCTACGAAGCCTAGATGTATACTCTTCTGTTAGCTGCTTTTCTGCTGCCTGAATAACCTTGTTAAGTGTTTGCTTTATGCTAGCCACGGTTACGGAGCCAACTCGTTAGCAGATATCCTGCAACAAAACCAACGGCGGCTTGCTTCTCGCCATTACGGTTCAGTCCAACTGCACCACGAATGAACTCTTCTTTATCGGCGTCGGTCTCTTCACGACCAAGCCTTTTAGCTAGATAAATCATATTTCCTCCATAGGAAGGCGCAAGGTAAAGCAGCAGGGTTCCGGATTCCTCCGGCGTCAACAGCAATAATAAAGCAAAAGAGCCCCTTTCGGGGCTCTAAAGCTTATTTCTTTTTGTCGGCCTTCTTCTTAGCCGGAGACTTTTTGGTGATCTTCTCGGCCAAAGCCTTGTCCATCTTTTCGTCTTCTTTACGAGTAGGTTTGGTCTTGTCCATCTCCTTGTCCGCAGCGTCAAACTTCTTCTTCTGAGCTGGGGTCATCTTCTTCTTAAGCTTTGCGTCTTGTTCTTTATCTGACTTAGCCATTACTTCTTACCGCCTTTTTTCTTTTTGCAGGCGCCCTTGCAGTTAGGCTTAGAGCATCCGCATCCGCATGATTTGCACATATTATACCTTCTTTAGTCGTGGGTTTTTCTTCTTGGCGCTCTTTGAAGCTCCTCGTGAAGATGCTGCCAAAATAGCGTCGGCTGACTCTTTCGAGACGCCTTCCTTTTTAGCAATCTTCTCAGAAGCCTTTTCAAAGCCTGGGTGTTTCTTACTTGCTTTTTTTGTTGCCATTTGTTTTCTTCACCTTTTCTGGGAGTTTCTTTCCCTTAGGGGTTTTAGCCTCAAACTCCGCAGCTAACTTAGGGTCTTTAGCATACAGGGCACGGCGTTGAGCTTGAGATTTAAAAGGCATTAGCTAATTTTTCCCGATACAAAGACGTTTGCATTAGATCCATCTAGGCAGGTGAACTCATACTCTGCTGTGTTATGGGTAGGCAAGAAAAACGAGTTTCCAGAGGTAGCGTGGGTACTGCCAACTCCGTGGTTATCTTGAGCCCCAGATGTGTAGGCATATCGGTTAACAATAACCTTAACTACTTTACCCGCAGTGTAGTTAGTGTGGGTGAAGGTAACGGTTCCCCCAGCTACGCTAACAAAGACAATAGAGTCAGTTAGGTAGTCAATTTGTACAGTGTTAGATGTTGTGGTTCTAACGCCTGTAGTAATTGATTGAGCGCTAAGGTTAGAGATACCGTTGATATTAAGAATGGAGTTATTAACCGTCAAACTAGCTGGGTTATTTGTGGTTTGATCTGTAATAAATAGTGTTCCAGGTCCAATGTGTACAGACTTCCAGCGAAGGGCATCTGAACCTAAATTGTAGGTGTTATCTAGGGCAGGAAGTACATCCGTAGAGATGTTATTAAGGCTGGCTGCTTGAGCAAAGACAATGTTGTCCGTGCCAATCTTAATGCTGTAATCGGACATAGTTCCAGTTAAACTTTCAAAGAAAGTCTTGTTTCCGTTAAGGGTTCCATTGAGAACAAGTACTTGGTCACCTTGAGCTACTTGACCCACTGTGCTGTTATCGTAGTCTGTAGCACGAGTAAGAATAGGGGTCACACCAGAAGCCATACGAGTTGCTACATAAATGCCATTTTGCTTAGCGTCTGTTTGATTTTTAATAAGTATGCGGTCGTTTTGTGCGAGTGTTTGACTATCAAGCCCAATAGTTCCTACAGTTGTAGATGTGAAATTAGCGCCTGGCCCAGTTCCACCATCAGATCCATCGCTACCTGCATGGTAAGTCCACACACCGCTTAATGGTGCGGTAGTGGCTGCAACAACGGCGGCATGCACATTTGTTACGCCTGCAGGACCTTGCGGTCCTTGTGGGCCAGTGGCTCCGTTTGCCCCTGAAAAACCCTGAGCTCCGGTATCACCTTTGTCTCCTTTAGGTCCTTGTGGTCCAGTAGCACCAGTTGCGCCAGCTGCACCATTAGTACCATTAGTACCATTAGTGCCGTTAGTGCCTGCTGCCCCAGTGGCTCCGGTATCACCTTTAGGTCCTTGAGCTCCAGTATCACCTTTATCGCCTTTAGGGCCAGTGGCTCCAGCTGCTCCAGTGGCTCCTGGATTTCCTTGTGGTCCTGGAGAACCCTGTGGACCTACACCGCCTGAGTTGGAATAATGGATGTTTGCCATTATCGGCTCACCCGCAGTACTGCTACATATGCAGAGGTGTCTTGGTGAATAACGTATAGTTCATCAGAAGCAGGAAGATCATCAACAGTCACTGCACCACCTGAAACAATGCTTACACCGTAGGATGTTGCGCTAACATCGGCACCCCCTAGATATGCAACTCCTGTACCAAGGTTCTGCACCTGAACAGTTACTGAGGTAAACGTGTCTGACAAGTTTGTTATAGCTACTGGGGTAGTGCTATTAACAGCAATACGAGCATGGGATATAGACATTAGACTCCTTTAGGGGCGGTAGATTCATCAAACGGATTATACCCAGCAAATGACTGGAATTGTGAGTCATTCACTAGCTCTTCAGCGTTTACCTGTTCACAGGAGATCTGAAGAGTTGTATATTTGCCCTTAATAATGCCGTGGGGTGAGACTTGGGTAGGAGAGAATACTTCTCCTCTAAAGACGATACGGTCACGAAGATAGGCGTCTGGATTAGTCTCAATAGTAGAGATCTGCCTAGCGTTAGCCGCATTTCCGCCGTAGAAGTTAAGGTGGTTTTCAATAACGTCAACGTTGACAGTGATGGTCAAAATATCAGTGTTATAGAAACCACGGTCGCTTTGTACTGTGGCGCCTTGTTCTAGGTGGGCATTGATTACTGGGATAGTAAATGGTCTCATCCACTTACGTCCCCCACCAACGATTGAAGAACCTACATCATAGATTGGGTCTACATCTGTATTGGGGGCATCAAAGATCCACCAGTCTACAAACTGACCTACAGTCTGAACTAGCTCAGTAGTGGTACCAGATACAAAAGAACCACGTTCGTAGTTAACGTTAAAGCGGCCCTCTTTCTGGTCTCCACGCATGATTACTCCGTTACTGGTGACTGAGTGGTTGGTGTTACAACCGGTGTTGTCTCTGGTGGCTTAGGCAAAGAAAAAGTATTTGTTTCTAGATCGTATACAAGTCCAGGGGCAATCTCAAGCTGTTGTGTAACAACCTGGTTAGTAACATCTAAGATTGTAGGGTTACTGAGAAGAATAGCTGCTAGGCGATCTTCAGTGTGAAGAACTTCTACTACTTCATTATCAATAATGAATGCGATCTTGTGAGGTGGCTGGATCATATTTGTCATTTTGTTTCCTATTCTTCTTCCGTAATTGATACTTTAACTTGACCCCATTTATGTAGTGGGCATGAGGCGTTAGGCAATTTTACCTTTTGTGACATAAAACA